ATACTCCGAAGACGAAGAAGCCAGTATCACGCAAAAAGAAAGAAGCATAATTTTACTAACAACACATTTTAGGGTATAATATCATCATGAATATATTTGCGCTTCACCTAGAACCTAAAACGTGTGCTGAAATGCACGTGGACAAGCATGTTGTCAAGATGATTCTTGAGTATTCGCAACTGCTTTCCACGGCGCATCGTGTCCTAGACGGACAACAGTATGTTGATGATTCCAGCGGACGACGTATCAAACGCTGGAAACTCAACAACAGTTTCGCTGGTGACAGTTTGCTTTACAAAGCCACTCACATCAATCATCCTTCCGCTATCTGGGCGCGAGAGAGCAAAGCCAACTATCAATGGCTCGCTTATCTGCTCCAAGAGTTGTGTAAGGAATACACGCATCGGTATGGTAAGATACACAAGTCCGAGGAAATCGGTCTTGTCAAGTGGCTTGTAAACTGCATCCCCGAAAACATTTCTAACAAGCCATTCACTCAGCCAACACCTGCTATGCCAGACAAATACAAAGTCAAAGGTGACTCTGTGAAATCTTATCGCAACTATTACATCGGCGACAAGGCTCGCATGGCTAGTTGGAAGAAACGACAAGTGCCAGCGTGGTGGGCATGAGAGTGACACCGTTTGAATGTTACAGCACCTATCTAGCACTCAAGACTCATTTCTCTTCACCGAGTTATGACTATCACCGCTATGGTGGTAAAATGAATGTGAAGGAAGACACTTTCGAGGTTCGCCGAGATAAGTATTTCTTCATGAAACTTTCCAAGAAACCAGAGCCGTTCGAGTATTTGTTGGCAAACATTTCCTCTCGCGGTACTAAAGCATGGATCGGAGACATCATCGATTCATCTGGCGAGGAAACCTATCTGGCATGGAAGAAGCGAAAGGAATCACTTTCGTACAACTTCAAGTCAGAGTTGTCCAATTTGAAAGATGAGTTGGATGACAACCTAGTTATGGATGGTGGCAATCATCCGTATCTACTCAGGCTGTATCTCCTAAAAGAGTTTAGCTTGGATTCTCTTTGTATTATGAATGCTGTACTCAACTTTGTTCCCTACTGGGATAAAAACATCAGCGAGTATGACCCTACGTGGAAAGAAACCAAACTTCTCATCAAGAAGTACACACCGTTCTTAGAATTCGACAAAGCTAAGATGAAAGAGATAATTGATAGTCGATTTGACGTATAAATAGTCAACTATATTATGAACATGTGAAATCGTTAATACACCGTCAATACAAGGAACATACTTATGACACAATCGTTCGAACAACTAAAGCGCAGCCGTCAAGACTCATTCAGCAAACTGACTGAACAACTTGATAAACTCAATGATAAGAAATCCTATGCCAAGGATGACTCTAATTATTGGAAACCAGAGGTAGATAAAGCAGGTAATGGATTTGCTGTAATCCGCTTTCTACCAGCCCCACAGGGCGAAGATGTACCTTTCGTACAAATGTTTGACCATGGCTTTCAAGGTCCGACTGGTAAATGGTATATTGAAAACTCTCTTACCACCATCGGTGGCAAAGACCCAGTAAGCGAACTCAACTCGCAACTCTGGAATTCAACTAAGGATGACGACCATCCTAATCGCCAACAAGCTCGCAAGCAAAAGCGTCGCCTTTCCTACATCGCAAACGTCTATGTTGTAAAAGATCCAGCCCACCCTGAAAACGAGGGCAAGGTATTCTTGTACAAATTCGGCAAGAAGATCTGGGATAAGATTCAGGCTGTAATGTATCCTGAATTTGAAGGAGACGAAGCAGTCAATCCGTTTGACTTGTGGGAAGGCGCAAACTTCCGTCTGAAGATTCGCCAAGTCGCTGGCTATCGCAACTACGACCAATCGCAGTTCGATCCTAAGACTCCGCTTCTTGATGACGACGCTAAGTTAGAATCAGTCTGGGCTTCTGAGCACAGCCTGAAGAAGATCGTCGATCCGTCGAACTTCAAGTCGTATGATGAACTGAAAACTCATCTTGACCGTGTTCTAGGTGCTGGTGGCGTTGCTGGTGCAACTGCTGCTGATACTGATGAAGAAGTCGCTGAGTACGTTCCTCGCGCGAAAGCAGCTGAAGCGCAATCTGCTCCAGTAGCAGATACTCCTGCTTCAGATGAAGATGATGATTTGGATTTCTTCCGAAAATTAGCTGGTTAAAAGAAAGGGAGCTTCGGCTCCCTTTTCTTTAGGTATATGCTTTGCTGAATCCACTGTATCCAGCGTTTCCTTTGCTACCGATTCCCATTCTATCAGCGTGTGGCGCTTGGTTCATATTAGTCGTGGATCGTATGTTGTTTGGAGCATTTACAACTGTTGTGTTAGTTTGAGCTGGCTGTGGTTTTTCTGGTGGCTTTGCTCTGGCTTCTTCAGTTTTCCTATCAAGTTCTTCTGCTCTGTTTGCTGGCGGAACTGGAGTTGGTGTTGGTGTTGCTTGAGCTATTCCCAGAAGATCGTTAGCAACTTGTTCTGAATATCCATTTTTTATCAAAGCGCGCTTCGCGTCTTTAATATCGTCGGCTTCTTCTAATGCTTCAATGGTTTCTTCGTCAGCACCTTGCTCTTCCAAACGTCTAATCGCATTGTTGATGACTGGTGTATCTTCGGCACTACCAGCGCCACCTCTTCTATATTTTTCGGTCGGCTCGACTTTAAATCCTAGTACGCTCAATAACATACTACCGCCAGGAATTGCTTTGACAAGTTTAATAAACATACCTTTGATAGCTTCTGTAATATCCTCCCAGATATTAGAAACGAAGTCGCTAACGCCACTAACCTTTTGTAGTGCTTTATCAAAGTTCTTTCTAATCAAACTAGTTTCATCAAATAGATCGATAAAACCAACAATTGGGTTTAAGAAACCCATATACTTATCTAAGAATTCTTTGAAGTTAAACTCTTCAACTATCTTTGCTGCATCTTCGAAACCGAACAAATCTAAAAGACCAGAAACAATAAACTGACCGATTCCAACTAACCAGCCGATTAATCCATCAACGATTCCAACAAGCGCACCTCTAAATGCTCCGATAATACCACCCTCTTTGAACCCTTCGATTGCTCCCATTATACCATCAAATATTCCCATGATTATTGTTAATGGAATGAATAGTTTACCAACCACTCTTAAAATTCCTTTGAACGCACCTATCAATTTTGTAAGCATACCTCCTGCTGCAGCACCCTCGGGAAGAGGAACTGGAGGAATTGGGACTGGAATCGATCTTCCACCTTTACCACCTTTACCAGCAGGAGTTCCTGGAATTCCACCAGCATTGATTACAGAACCAGGAGCATTGATTACCTTTGGTCCCATGAATAAACCCTTCAACCAATTCTTTGCTAACAATACTAGAAATTTACCACCAATGTAAACAGCTAAACCTGTAAGAGCAGCCTTTAATAGATCAAGCGGTTTGGTAAGATCAACAAAACTTAATAAGAATCCTAATAGAAATGGTATCAATACTGCTGTTATAATTGTCACTACTCTTTTGAGACCACCAAAATATTCTTGAAACAATTTTCCAAGTGGACTCATTTCCTTTTCATCTTTACCTAAACCAGCTTCTCTTTCTTTTTCTTTCGTAGCGAGAGCGTTTGCCTTTGATGGTGCAGTAAGAAGATCCATTGCTTCTGACGGCAAGGTAACAACCATACCCGCAAATATATTATCTGCTATATTTTTCATAAGCCCGCGAATATCCGTCAAAACAGTAAGTTGATCTTTTTGAGCTTCAATCATTAGTTTAGCGTCTGATGATTCGTCGCCTTTTGCAGGACGACCATTTTTATCAGTCAAAAACATCGGTAGTGGTTTGGTTGCCATTTAGTTTCTCTTTGCTTGTTCTTTTTCTTTTTCTAGATGTTTTAATAGCATACTGACATAAATGTCACGTTCAAAAGGTAGCCACTCATTAATATCCTCGAGAGAATACTTGTGATGCTGCATCAGCGAAAAGTTAAGTTCGTAATAATGTGGTAGGGACATATACCCTACCATTAGTCGAAAAAACTTTGGATACCCTCTAATACAATCATTTTCTCAGCGCCATCTTTAGTTTTATACTTGACTTCTGCATATACCTTTGGCATGCCATCGAAAAATTCTTTAATCTTTTGAAGCTCTTTAACACCCATAGAAAGAACGAACTCTTCCATATCTTTCCTTGAGTATTCTGAAGTTTCAAATACTTCCTCGCCCTGATAGATCTGTTCGATACAAGCAATCATTGTGCTTAACATTTGACTGCTTTCGTCTAATTTTCCTACCTTGGCAATGGTATCAAATGTAGGATAATTCATCAGAACAGAAATATCATCAGTCAGCTTAATCAATTTTTCTGCTTTGGTTTTAGACACGATTAGTTTATCGAGATCGATTTCTACATCATATGTTTGACCATCATCTTCGTCTTTAATTCTAGCCGCAATAATATTAGAAACAGATTTCGCTCTAATATTCAAGAAGAAGTATTCCAGATCGAACGAGCATAATTTGTCAACATCGATACTATCTAAGCAACAGTTATTTACGATTGCTTTGTACGCATTTACCATATCTTTCACATCATCGCTTTCTTTAGTGACGAGAAGAATCTTTTCTTCAGCTACGGTGAATGGTCTATAACGAATCTTCTGACCTGTTGATGGAATCTCTAGTTCAAAGATAGGTTGTTTAATTTTGGGTAAAGCCATTGTATTTCTCCAATCAGTCAATCATTTATTAAGGGAATTTTCTAATATTATTCAGATTTTGTTTTATGAAATTAGTTCCTGAGATAATCTTATTAACATTATTTATAGTGTCTATCGCAGTTCTATTGTTGCCCAAGAATGGTAATAGCGAGCTGGTAGTATTAAGAATACCATCTGCTCTCTTTAGAATAGTCAAGTTAGTCTTAACCTGATTAATCTTTTGCGCTGTATCGGCAACACTACCAATAAAGTTCGCAGTGCTATTCAAGAAATCCGAAATATCTTTAGCGTCTTGGTCAACTCTAGATGGAGTGTCATAAGGAGAACGCACATTATAGTATTTACCGTCCACTGCTTCTAGGTTCAATTTACCGAATCTATATTCAGTTGTTCTAAACGCAAAGGTGACATTAATTCTTAAGAATTCGTCGCCATTGCCCCAGTCCAATGAAACTGGAAACCCCATTTGAACAGGAAATGCTTCTATTAAATGACACTCAATTATGGCCATCGAATTTGATTCATTTGAAGAATCAGCGTCTGTAGGGTTTTCGGTGCCGACCATTTGATTCATTACATATATCTTTAGATCGTTGCAGAGATAGTCAGATTTGTATGCTACTCTTTGTTTATTCTTTGGAAACTCTTTATCAGTTAGTATAATTTTAGAAATCCATTTGTCAAATAATTGCGCAGCAGCTGCGCTTTTTGCATCAACATAAAAAGTCAATTCAATTTCATCGTACATGACATCATATGGCATTTTAATCACTTGACCATAACCATATGGTCTTTGTTCAGTTGTAGCAATTCTTCTTCCAGGAAGATTGGTGGCAGAACATAACATGGCTACATCATTGAATCCGTCAACAGGCGGAGTAAACTTTACATAAAAGTTAGAAGCCTGAATTAAACCAACTTCTAAGAACTTACTTACAAAATTGTCTACACTAAAACGATTAAGTTCTTCAGCCATTATACTTTGCTCCTGCTATCTTTCCAAACTTTTTCTTTGGTAGCTTTCTTGAATTGTTCTGTTGGTAAGAATACTGTCATATCCCACTCTTCTGGCGGAACATAGATAAATGACGAGCGAGTATGCTCGTATAGATAATG